TCACCGAAGAGGGCGAATTGGACTCGGACTCTCTGGCGGGTATTAGGCCACCAAAATTGAACGTCAAAGTTGTTGATGCACTGACCGATGACCAACTCCGCGCACTCATCAAAGCGTGTGCCGGTAAAGAATTCCGGGACCGGCGTGACGAGGCGATTGTCCGTCTAATGGCTGAAACGGGGATACGGGCCGGTGAACTTTGCGCCTTGAAAGTGGCCGACGTGGACCTGAATCGCGGGATGGCGATCGTCACTCGCGGAAAGGGCGGTAAGGGTCGAGTGGTGCCGTTCGGCCCGCAGACCGCAACGGCGATTGATCGCTACGTTCGGATTCGTCGCCGCCATCACCTTGCCGACACCGATGCACTGTGGTTGGGCGAACGGGGACGCGGTTTTGAGTACTACGGCCTGTACCGCACCCTGAACTTCCGTGCAGAGAAGGCGGGTATTTCGCCGTTCCATCCGCACCAGTTGCGGAACACTGCCGCTACGCGCTGGCTTGCTCGCGGTGGCTCTGAGGGCGGGTTGATGGCCGTTGCCGGGTGGAGTCGCCGGGACATGATCGACCGCTACACACGCGCCACAGCAGCGGATCGGGCGGCAGACGAGGCGCGGGGGTTGGGGCTAGGCGATATTTAGCCGACTTGATTGCGCCGCCGCGCCCTGGCGGACTTGAGGGCCATCCTCTGGTAGTGCGCCCTACGTGCGTTCTCTGCCCTCTTGGCACGCTCAGTAGGCAGTAGCACGCCGTCTGGGTCGACTTGCGTTTCGAACTTCTCCATCATGGCTAGGCGAGCGGGAAGTGTTCGGGCCGAACGGTCCTGACACTTTGACCATGACTCGTTCGCCGCGATCTGCGCACGTAGGGTGCGCTCGCTGGCGGTCAGCGTGGTTGCGCGTGTACCTGTCATTCCCTGCAAAGTAGAAGTACAAATGTTCGATTCAACTACTACTGATGACTTGCCCGCCCCTCGACGCTTCCGCCTGAACCGGAAGGGATGCTGCGTTTTTTCCGGTTTATCCGGAAGTCATTTCCGCTTTAACCGGAAATTTGTCACCCCCGCAACGCGTCTACCAGCGCAGACGCACTCGCACCTCTATTAGACCTCTTCCTTTTGCCCGACCCCGGCAGCACACGACCGGTCATGATTACTTTCCATCCGCCTGCGGAGCAGGTGCGAGCGGAGCGAGGGTAGGCGCTTGCGCCGTCTCCCCCGAAGCACCATCCCGAAGGATAGAAATCCCCTATCCCCGTCACCAACCCGCGCACGATACCAACCTTGGATGCAACGAAGTTGGTAGTAGGGACCTCTCAAAACCCAAGCCCTTTACCAACAAAATCTTCTAACACGCGTTTCTGCATAGGGATTCAACCCCCCTACGCGAAGCGACGGGTCGAGGCCGGGGGTGCGGCTACCGAGGTTGGCCTATCACCTTGGCGGTGCCTTCGTGGGATGCGTCATGCGTGAGCAAGGTCGCTGCGCTCCCCGCCCGGACAAGAGGATTGAGCGAGGTTGGGCGCTGAACTCTCAAAGTACCGCACCACCGAAAAACGCTTTGCGCTAACGCATTCCGAGAGCACAGCCGGTTGGTTTTACCTCGGCTTGGGCAGGACTAAGATGGAACACATGGTAGCGAAGCTTTGCGAACGCGACCGATTCGATACGGTGCGGGTATATACTGAGTACGGGGACGGAATCGTTTCCCCGCAACTTATCTCGCATCCCACGGCCATCTTGCCGTGCGTTCTGGCGTTCGAGAAATCAAGGAGCACAACCGCTATGGGTAATGCAGCCATCGGCGCGCCCGTTCGCATCAAGGTGCGGGAGTTCGCGCAGCGTGAAGGAATCTCGGAATCAACCGCGTGGCTATGGGTACGCAAGGGCATCGCACCGCCGTCATACCTCCTCGGTGGTTCCATTCGGGTGATGGACTTGGACGACGTCCTGAAGTGGGAACGGGACCTGAAGGCCGAAGCGCGATGACAACCCGACAGACCAACACCTACGACCTGCAATACCAAGCGGTCTGGCGCGAGCGCGCAGTGGATTTCGACCACGCATCCCCGCTGTGGTACCGCGTCATGTGTCTGGCGTACGGCAGCCATCGACGGAACGGTCACGCCACGTTCGCGCCTGGTGAGATTGCGAAGAAGCTGCACGCGTCCTCTGACAGCAGAGTGTCGGATGCGATTGCCGAGGCCAAGTCTCGCGGGTTGATCGACGCCCGTTCCACTTCCCGGTGTCTGATCGTTCCGCCTCACGCAATCATCCTCGGGCCGGGGGACGCCAACGAACCGTGCGCGTACTGCGAGGGCAAGCGCGTCGGACGCCGAGCACATTGCCCCCAGATTCGTTCACGCGCTTCGCGACGTCCAATCCCACAAAGTGCGCCAGAACGTCAGCCACAGAGCCAATCAGACACCAATGCGGTGCCCTTCAGCACCGTCCCAGTACCCGCGTAAGGAGCAAATCGTGGCAGCTACCAAGACCCGCGTTACGTGTCCGCATTGCGGTCGCAGCATCGCCCTCGTTCGCGATGGCGCAATCGCCCGACATGGTCGCCACCACCGTCCCGCTTGCCCCGGTGCTGGACTCACCGCAGTGGACGGACCACTGACGGACCGGCAACTTGAGTTCCTACGCTACTGCTGGGAGACCGGTGATGCGCTGCCCGTCGTACGGCTGTTGAACGTCACCTACGCCGCGCCCGATATCGCGGAGTCCGTTGGCGTAGACCGTGCCGACGACGTCTTGACCCTGTTGGTCGATCATGGTCGCGAGTGGATCGCACGCGTCGTCCAGGACTATCAGCAGGGCGTGGCAGCGTGAGGACCAATGAACCCCGCATCACGCGCAGGCCACGACCAGAACGCGGAACCGTCGACCTCAACCCCCACAGCCTGCACCTGCTCGGCGCATCCGGCTCACCGATCTACGACCTAGTGATCGACTGCGGTACAGAGGAACCCGCGTACGTCGTCAAGATCACTGCTGACCTCGCATACATTCTCGCGGACCGACTGAACGCGAAGCTACACAAGGTGATTGGAGAACAACATGTCTGATGTCGAGATCGGGGAAGGGTTCCCGGCGTTCGTAGAAGCCCCAGCACTACTCGCGACCGGCGTCGGCGGGTACATCATCCGCACAGACCACGGGGTGCAACGCGTCATCCGGTTCGTCACCCCATCCGGTGAAATCCTCAACGTCTACGCGGCCACACCCGAGGTCTTGGAAGGCATGCGCACCACTGCGCAGGACTTGCAGCTAGCCGAACTGGAGACCGGCGGGGCGATGAGGGACTTGGGCCTGTACCGCGAAGGCTAACGTTTCCGCCGCGTCACCTGTTCGTCTTTGTTGATAGTCAGCCATTGCCCATTGTCTAGCTGAATGTCCACGCTGTTCCACTCTCTTGTGGGTGTCCCGGCACTGTCGAGAACTGGTGGTCTCTGAGATTTACCCGCAGGTCTCACATCGGTGACCGTCACCCACTCGTCGCCCGCCTTCGCGTGCTTGATTACATCGCCACGCCCGAGCTGATCGGCGCAAACCTCTTCTGCCTCGTCCATGGCCGTGAGTGTGGCACGCGGCCATGCGCGAAAGGTCCGAACGAATGAAACTGTGCACGGTATGCCAAAGGCCCTGCGACGGCTCACGGTGCCCCGACCACAAACGGCGCAGATCGCAGGGCAGTGCGACAGCGCGAGGCTATGACTATCGGTACCAGAAGCTCCGTGCCAGGGCCATCGCCATACAGCCCTTCTGCACGGACTGCCTTACGACCGGCACACCTGACAACCCTCTCGGCTTGGACCACACCGAAGCGGCATGGCGCAAAGTCGACAGCGGTAAGGCGCTCACCCTGAAGGACGTGCGTGACGGCCTACTGGTCGTCCGTTGCCTACGGTGCAACATCGCCGCTGGACGTGCGCGTGGCACCCGCATCAACCACACCTAGCAACGCGCACCCCGATCAACATCAACCAGTCACCGGCACACATAACGCCAAGTCACGCGTGACGAGGTCGAGAGCAATGCTCTGACCAGCGCAAACGCCGCCGGCGATTCTGGACTCTTTGACACCTGGGGACCCACCCTGACCAGGCCTTTCTCTCAGGACGCTCCCCCATAGCAAAGTTCCGATCTCACTCAGCAAACAGGAAATCGTCATGCGTCATGGCCCTAAGGCAACGGTATCCGTTGCGCCCCTTGACTTTACGGGATGGCCCCGTGACCGGGCGAAGCGTCGAATCCGCTTCATTCACACGTTTTTGACCGTTCCGAGGGGCGCGGGAGTGGGCCGAAAGGTCCGTTTGAGGGGGTTTCAGCGGGGGATTGTCGCGGGTGCTTTCGCCCCTGGCGTTCGTACGGCGCTGGTCAGTATCCCAAGGGCCAATGGCAAGACGATGCTGGCGGCGTTCCTGGCGGTAGCAGAGATGTTTGTTGGCCCCCCGTCTGCGGAGGTCATCGTGGTTGCGTCTGACCTAAGGCAGGCGTCGATCGTGTTGAGGTACGCGAAGCGCCTCATTGAGTTGAACCCCGAGCTAAGCGACCGGGTCCAGGTGTACGCCGACCACTTGTATTGCCCCGAGAACGACAGCACTCTGACTCCGTTGCCTGCGGAGCCTGGCGCTTTGCATGGGCATGATCCCTCACTTTTGATCGTGGACGAACTCCACGTAGTCACGGAGGGTGTGTGGGAGGCGATCACGTCGATGGCCGGTAAGAGGCCGGAAAGCCTCACTCTGGCTATCAGCACTCCCGCGTCGTCAGCGGATTCGATCATGTGGCGTCTGGTGGAGCATGGCCGCAGCGGCGGTGATCCGTCGTTTTACCTGAGGGAGTTCGCGGCCCCTGATGGTTGTGACGCCGATGACCGCGAGGCGTGGCGTATCGCGAATCCGGCCCTGTCGTGCGAACGGCCATTCCTGGCAGAGGATGGCTTGGCGTCGGTTCGTAAGACTCTGCGTGAACCCGTGTTCCGTCAGTTGCGTTTGGGCCAGTGGGTTACGGGTGCTGATGGCTGGTTGCCGTTCGGCGCGTGGGATGCGTGCGCGGAGGAGTGTTCGATTCGTGGCCCCATCGTGGCCGGTTTCGACGGTTCGGCGTCGGGTGACAGTACGGCGCTGGTGGGTTGCACGATGGATGGACACCTGTTCCTGATCGGTCTTTGGGAGAACCCCGGTGACCCGAATTGGCGGGTTCCGCGTGAAGAAGTCTCGGACGCAGTGGATTTGATGTTCGACCGTTACGAGGTGCTGAGTCTGGCCTGCGATCCGTGGGGCTGGCGCAGCGAAATTGAGGCGTGGGAGAAGAGGCACGGGACTAGTCGCGTGGTGGAGTACAACACCGGTTTCGTTGGTCGCATGGCACCCGCAACGGATCGCCTGTACCAGGCTGTGATTGAGCGGTCAGTGACCCACGATGGTGATCCCCGGCTGGCAGCACATGTGGCGCATTGCGTGGCTCATTCGACGGCACAGGGGGACGTGATCATGAAGGACAAGCGGGGTTCGCCCCGCAAGATTGACGCCGCTGTGGCCGCGATCATCGCGTTTGACCGCAGGGCATTTCACTTGAATAACCCTAGGAAGCGCCACCGTGCAGCTTCATTCGCATAAGAGGACACCATGACCGACGACGAACTACTAGCCACCTTGATTCAGAAGGTGGAGGACGGGTTGCCAGCCCTGCGGGAACTCAACCTGTATGCGCGTGGTGAGCAGCCGCTAGCCTACTTGGCACCTGAGGCCCGTAAGGCGTTGGCGAACAGGTTCGGCCGCATCGCCAGCAACATTCCGCTTCTGGCTGTCCGTTCGATTGCCGAACGTCTGCGTGTCAACGGGTTTCAGGGCGTTGACGTGACGGAGGTGTGGGAAGACCAGGACATGGTTGAGCTTGCGCAGGTCGCGATCACGGAGAGTCTGTTGGCCGGTCAGGCGTTCTTTCTGGTGTGGGCGGATGCTGCAGGCAAGCCGACGATTTCGGTTGAGAGCGCCGAGCAGTGCTGCGTGTTGCGTAACCCCGCTGACCGCTCCGTCGTGGCCGGTCTGAAGAGGTACCGCACTGTCAACGAAACTCACTGCTACGTGTACTTGCCGGAGGAGATTCGCCACTACGTGGCCGATTCGCCGGATGCGACGACGGGCGGTTTCGTGCTGCGAGAGCGCATCCCGAACCCTCTTGGCGTGGTGCCCCTCATCCCGTTGACAAACGCTGACCGCTTGTTGGATGAAGACGGCTACTCCGAGATTCAAGACCTCAAGTGCTTGGTCGACGGTCTGAACGCCGCGCTTGCGGGTCTGGCCGTGGCTTTGGAGTACAGCGCGAGGCCGCGCCGATGGGCAACGGGTCTCGAACTGACGCAGGTCCCTCGCGTCGATACTGACGGAAACGTCGTGGTCGACGCTGTGACCGGCGAACCCGTAATGGACACGGTCAACCCGATTGAGGAGACGGCACGCATGGCGGTGTCGGAGAACCACGAAACCAAGTTCGGTCAGTGGGAGGGCGCACGCCTGGACGGCTACAAGGCCGCCGTGGAAATTTGGATGCAAGAAATCATCGCCATCTCTGGTCTTGCGCCGCACATGGTCGGTATCACGACTGAGAACCCGTCCAGTGCGGAAGCCATCCGCAGTAGTGAAAGCTCCCTGACCGCGAAGGCGTTCGCGAAGCAGAGGAGTTTCGGGCGTGCGTTCGAGCAGGTGATCCGCCTTGTCGTGGCGATTCGGGACGGGGTCGACCCTGCGAGTGTTCATCCTCGCGTGGTGTGGGCCGATCCGTCGACCCGTTCGCCTGCCGCCGAAGCGGACATGAACGTGAAGTATTTCGCGAGTGGCTTGCTGTCCCGTGAGACGGTCCTGCGCCGTATGGGAATGAGCGAGGCTGAGGTGGCGCAGGAGTTGAAGAACGTGGGCCGTGATGCGCAGTTGGGCGCGGATATTCGTCTGGGCCGCTACGTGGGCGGTTTGAGTACGAATGAACCTGACCGGACTGCTGCGTAACGCACCCGTATGCACTCCTGGCGTCCACGCTGAGGCACCGAAACTAGGTGGCGCGTTAGTTGGTATGGCCGGAACGGTGCAGGGCCGTACAGGGCCGAATTTCCGATAGGAGAACAGAAACATGGCTGATGAAGACGATCCGGTTACTGGCGACGAGCTGACCGGCGACGAGCGCGACGACGATACCCACCAGGACGACGACGACGCGCAGACCTACCCCGCGAGGGTCGTCCGCGACCTCCGCAATGAGAACGCGAAGCACCGTACCCGCGCTAAGGATGCCGAGGCACGCGCCGAGGAGTTGGGCAGGGCACTGTTCATCTCCCGCGTGGAAGCGACGGGGAAGGTTGAGAATGCGGCTGAGATTCCCTACAACGCTGACATCCTTGATGATCCCGACGCCATCGCTGAGGCTGTGGACGCTGCGATTGCCGAACGCCCGTATATCGCAAAGCGAAAGGTTCAGGGCAGCATCGGGCAGGGCGAGCGTGGCCGCCATGTGACTGCACCGCAGGACTTCTCGGCGCTGCTGCGCGGTTAGTCGTGCTAAACTTGTAAGTGAAGGCAGTTCGATTACTGCCCCCTCTTCACTTTCGGGCCTGGTCGCCCATCTCCTCACTACCGTCCTGGCGTCGGCAGTATTAATCACACTGTTACGCAAGGATATTCATCATGGCTGTTTTGGACAGCAACCTACAGCAGGCCTGGACGCCTGAGGATTACGGCAAGCTAATTGACCTGGTGATCGCCGAGAAGTCGATTGCCTTTCAGGCCGGAACCAAGATTGTTACCAGTTCCGAGACCATCAGGTTCCCGATGCTGACCGCCGACCCTGCGGTCGGTTGGTACCCCGAGAACACGCAGATCACCCTTACTGACCCCAGCACTTCCGAACTCGTAGTGACGCCACGCGCCGTCAAGGGTTTGACCCAGATCAGCAATGAGGCAGCGCAGGACACCAACCCCGCCGTATCCGACCAGGTTGGAAAGTCGTTGGCACGCAGCATCTCCAAGAAGGTGGATGCGGCGTTCTTCGCGGACACCACGACTAATGGCCCGTCCGGTCTGCTATCGCTCCCAGGCGTGAATGTGGTCGATACGGGTTCCGCTATCGCGAACCTTGACCCGTTCCATCAGGCGAAGGCCGACGCTCTCGCTGATGGTGCGAACCTGACCGTGTTCATCCTTGCCCCTGATGTAGCGCTTGAGCTTGCGCAGGCGAAGGAGTCGACGGGTTCGAACAAGAGCTTGTTTGAGAACGTGGGCGATGGTGTCACCCTCGCAGGCGTCAAGGTGCTCGTCTCGGTTGATGTTCCCGCAGGCAACGCGTGGGGTTTGGATTCGAGTCAGGTTCTCATTGTCCAGAGGACTGGAACCACCGTGACCCGTTCCGTTGATGCAGCATTCGACTACGACGCCGTTCAGGTTCGTGCGACTGCCCGTGTCGGTTTCGGTTTCGCCAACCCGGCTGGCATTGTTCGTCTTTACGACGCGGCTTAATCATGGCAGCGCCAACCCATTACGATCTTGGCGCACTGCTAGGACGCACGGTTAGCCCCGAGCAGGGCAACGCTGTGATCGGCGTTGTTACCAACATGGCGAAGGCCTACACACGTGGTCAGGGTTTCGTGGACGGTGTCCCGAACGATGAGATCAGCGGCGTGATCCTGCTAGCTAGCGCACGCTTGATCTCCAATCCTCGCGGCATTGATCTGTCGGAGACCCGTGGCCCCGAATCTGCCTCGCTTCGTGGTTCGTTCACCGGTTGGACTGTCGCTGAGGCGTTCACGTTGAACCGTTATCGAAAGATGGCGGCGTAATGGCTACCGCCAGAGTGTTTCGACCCGCCCGTGATTGGAAGGGGCAGACGGTCGGTGAGCTTGACGACTACCTACTCGGCGAAGTGACCGGGGTTGTTGTCGGTGGCCCTGCCCCTCAGCCCGTTCGCCACTTTCCTGGCGTCGTGTCCACTGAGGGCATGATCGGCATCCCGTTCGCGCAGGATTCCGGCATCGTCGTCCAGCAGAACGACCGGCTACTCATCGACTCCGAGGTGTACGCCGTGACCGGTCCGCGTCAGTGGACGCAGGCGAACACCATCACGGGTACTGCGCCGTCCCTGTATTGGGTCGAATGTCGCAGCACCACATAGACAGCGCACGCTGGTTTCCTGAAAGTCCACCAGTGCTGCGTGGGATCGAGAGTCCCAAACACTGAACCCACCGTCACAGGCACCTCTCCAAGCCTTGGGGCGGTGGGTTCTTTGTGTTCCATGATCAACACTCGTCTGGGAGCGGGTGGGGACCCTGACAGAGACGGGTTCCATACGGCTGGCCCCTCGTACTTCGGTGCGGGGGGCTTTGTCATGTCTGTTCGTTGGACGACGCAAGCCGCGCTGGCTAGCCGCAGATTTCGATCTCGATGTCGTCCAATGCGCTTGCGACGATTGGAAGCAACTGGTCGAAGTTCTCGGCTCGGACTGTTCTTGTGACCGCCCTACGGGCGGCCTCTTCTGCCCGAACTCTGGCATAGAGGTCTCTATCGGTGTCGCCCGTAGGCTCAGTCAGTGAAGTTGGCGGGATAGCCTGAGCGATTTCGATAGTGATCGGCCACAATCCCTCGCGGGCAGCGAGGACGGCATTCATCAGCGAATGTATCCGCGTGGACACAACCCAGCTGATGTAGGGATTCCCTGGCGGATCTCTGAAGAATGGGAAACGGTCCGCGTGGAAGGTAACGCGCGCGCTAATACGGGAATCCAGGGCTTTGCAACGGGTTATAAGTGAGTGGCATTGAATCTCAACGTGCTCATGTGCGGTCGCCGTCTGCAATTCTGACAGGCTAGTAAGAGTGATGTTGCTTCCCGTGACGAGGCTAATCGCCCCTGCTTGATATCCACGCTCGCTCATTAGCAAGCCTCTGTCTGCGCCAGTATCCTGCACAATTGCAGCTAGGGTCGCGACCTGCGCCTTCTCGACTCGCCTATTGCGGTGCTTGCATTCAACAATCCAAAGAAATTCGACACCTGCTGCGTAACCGCGTACGACCACATCAACGATGTGTTTGCCTCGTACGCCTTCGACCAGTTCCTCAGTGTGCGCGGATAGACCGAGCGCACGATAGTAGTCGGCGGTACGTTCCTGGTAGTCCTTCCACGCGGGCACCTGCCCAGTCTGACTCAACTACCCACGCTTCGCGACGAGTCATGTAGCTCATCGTGGGAACCCAACTGGAGCCACAGTTGGGCGTTTGGCAGTACTTGAGCAGCGCGAGAGACCTGCAAAGTCCTGCGCGGCCTCAGTCAAGGATCTTGCACCGAACAGGGCACCCTCGCGACCACGTATTACCTGGTCAGAGCACAGCGCTCGCACATGAATCCTGCGCAAGGACCTGCGGAAGTAGGCGAGATCTAGCCGCCGGCCAGCGACGTCGTCAGTTGATCGGCGGCCTTGGTCGCGCGCGCCTGACGGTAACCCAGCCAGATCCCGGCGAGCGGAGCGAGGAGCAGGCCCGCCAACCCCCACATCGCGCTGATGCCACCGGTGGTCGGCGGCGCCGTCATCAACGGCGGGGCCGCCTCGGACGACTGGTCGACCGGGCTGATCGGCGCGGGCGGCGGCGGCGCCGACGGGGGTTGCGCAGGGGTCACGACGGGTGCGGGTGGCTCGACGTTCGAGGGGATCGTGGGCGCCGGCACGACCGGCGGTTCGACGCGGTCGATGCTCCCCTCACCCGGCACGCGCCCGTTGCCGACGACGACACGCGGGCTGACGAAGGAGCCGGCGGCCTGACTGGCGCCACCGCCACCGCCACCCCCGTCGGACTCGTCAGTGTCCCCCGCCGAGACCGATGGTGACTGCGGCGTCTCGCCTGCGGCGGGAACTCGGGCCGCAACGCGCGCCGTCGGCGTCTGCACCGCGGGCTCGGGCGCGAATGCCTCGGGTATCGGCACGTCGCTGGGATCGCTCGGGACCCACTCGCCTTCCGGCTGGCGATCGCCGCTTGCGGAGTCGTCATGGTCGCGGTTGCCTCGGCGCTGGTCACGGCCGGGGTCGCCGCGCTCGGACTCACCGCGCTCGGAACGATCCCGGCCGTCGCGAGCGTCGCGCTGCGACTTCCCGCCCTCGCGGCCACCACGGCCGTCGCGTTCGGACGAGTCGCGCCCGTCCCGCGAGTGGGAATGGCGGGGCCCAGGATCGCCGACGGCGACCGCGACACCCGGGCCGGCCACCAGCACGCCGGCCGCCAGCAACGCTGCAGCCAAACCGCCGATGGCGTCGGAACCACGGGTGGATGGGTCCACGAGCCCATCTTCGCACGCGTCAATCCCGATTGGCGCGTGCTGACCGGATGAGTTGGGTCAAGCCGAGTCCGGG